AAACGGTGAAAAATCGGACGCGGGGTGGAGCAGTTTGGTAGCTCGTCGGGCTCATAACCCGAAGGTCGTCGGTTCAAATCCGGCCCCCGCAACCAACTTCTTGTTTCTTGAGAAACAAAGCGGCAATAGACAAACCTCTTCCTATTTAGTCAAAGATGTTTATAGCCAAACTAACAATTTGCCATGTTGATTACATCAGCATGTAGATGGTGTCTTCATCGCAATAAGAATTGCGTGCCCTGGTGGTGGAATTGGTAGACACAAGGGATTTAAAATCCCTCGACGTTCGCGTTGTGCCGGTTCAAGTCCGGCCCGGGGCACCATCTCACTTTTCTTAGTATCTTACTAAGACGGATAAAGACCTTGTATTACAAGGTCTTTTTTTCGTTTTGGGCCTTTCAAAATTATCCCAACTTTGACTTATCCTCTCGTATTTGCCTAAACTTTACGACAGAACTACGACAAAGTTACGACCAGTAAACACAGCACCTACGACGGATTTACGACAGAAATTACGACATCGAAGGGGGCTTTATGGCATCGATTCGTAAACGTGGCAAAAAATGGCTGGCAGAGGTCCGCTTAAAGTCAGGGTATAAAGCGAAAAGTTTCTATACAAAACTCGAAGCTCAGGCATGGGCCGTCGATATGGAAAAGGAACTTGGTCACTATGGCAGCCTTGTTAGTGGTAAAACGTTGCAGGATGCGTTTGAGCGGTATGCCATGGAAGTTTCTCCCACGAAGCGAGGTGAGAGGTGGGAAATTATCAGACTCAACAAACTAGGGCGTACAGACCTCGCCAAAATACAGCTCAGTGAGCTTAGAACCCACCACGTAAACCTTTGGATAGAAGAACAACTCAAAACACTCAAAGCCTCTTCTATCAATCGAGAGTTAAACCTCATCGCCTCCGTCATAGAAAAAGCACGTAAACACTGGAAGTGGATAGCGACAAACCCTATTCGCGACGCTGACAGACCGAAGAACCCAACCCCAAGGGACAGGCGGATCAGTGAAGAGGAAATTAAACGTATCCTCCAGTCATTGGGTTACGAAGGTCGTAGTAATGTTGCCACGCAACGACAATTCATCGCAGTTGCTTTCCTTTTTGCGCTGGAAACCGCAATGCGTCAGGGAGAAATATGGGGAATGGAATGGGACTATGTTCATCTTGAACAGCGCTATGTCACTCTTCCGAACACAAAAAACGGTACCAAGAGGGATGTGCCGCTGTCATCTGAAGCGGTATTGTTGCTCAAGGCCCTGAGACCAAAGAAGCAAGGTAAAGTATTCCCTTATAGCCAGCAATCATCCGGTGTCATTTTTCGTCGTTCACTCAGGCTCGCAGGTATTGAGGGGCTAACTTTTCATGATACGCGGCATGAAGCACTGACAAAGCTCGCCAAAAAGCTGAGTATGTTGGATTTAGCGAGGATGGTCGGACACAACGATCCTCGCTCTTTGATGATTTACTACAATGCCACTGCTAGTGAGATAGCAAAATTATTGTCTTGAATAAAATACGATATTCTAAGGGCGTCAAGTCAGACAGAAGTTAATCAAAAAAAGATCCCATGATGAGAAATTGATTGTTTTTGATTGCATTTGATCAATTTTGATATTAGCCTAAGGATGTATTATTTTTGAGACTTAGGTTTATTGTGAAGACAATGCAGATTGAAATTTCGAATGAGATCTATCAAAGACTTGAACAACACGCTATAGGATTTGATTCCCCTGAAGCTGTAATAAAAAGGCTCTTGGATAAAGTTGATGCTCAGCCAACAAAAAAGCCAGTGATAGACTTTAGTCCGAGTGATGAAGCGGAATTCAAATCTCAATTGATAAATAGGCGTGAAGCTGAAGTAATAATCTACAAGACAGATGGGACGAGAGAGATTAGCCATTGGAAAGCTAATAAAATCACTAAAACCTCTAACGTTCGCGGTAATTTATGGTCCGGACCTCTTCGAGGTTGGAAAGAAAAGGGTATTGAAAGTGTTGAAGTAAATATACTTCCTTTCCCTGAATATGATAGAGATGGCATCCCTGATGATACAGAGTTAAGAAAGATTATTGCAGAGAAGTTATCAATAACTTTCGAGGAAGCTCAGGGACTATATTTTGATATTGATACGAATGAAAGTGAAGATGGAGTTGTTTACGAAAGTATAATTAGATTTGTTTATGACTCCTGTGATGAGGAAGCAAGAGAGAAAGCTGGCCTAGAGGGTGATGACGAGATTTATATCGATAGTTCTGATTGGTAAATATAATGAAAGAAATAATAAAATATAAATCTAAGTATAGTGAGTCTGACGTAATAGTTCTTGATGGTGTACCCTGGGTTAGCTTAATAGATACGGCGAAAATTTATAAAACAGATATTACAGAGGTTTCGTCTTCGCTTAAAAGTATTTTTCTGGATGACGAACTTAAAAGAAGTGAAAATATTAAAGTTCCAGAGGATAGGACTGATATAGAACAACATTTCCTAAGCGTCGATGCAGTTATTTCTGTAGGGTATAGAATAGACTCTAGAGAGGCGACTAAATTTAGAAAATGGTCAACTGATATCATAAAAAAGTATTTGAGTGATGGCTTCGTAGTAAATGAAGATTTACTACGAAATGATCCCCAAAAACTTAATGAAATCGCTGCTAAGATAAGAGAAATAAGAGCGAGTGAACAAAGCATATATGCAGCAGTGAGGGAATGCTTTAAAGTTGCTTCTTCTGATTATGTTCCAAATGCACAAGAAGTAAAAAGCTTTTATGCGTTACTCCAAGATAAGTTTCATCATGCAGTAACAAAGATGACTGCATCAAAGCTTATACTTGATAGAGCTAATCACTTAGAACCAAATATGGGTTTAACTAGCTCAAAAGCAGACTTTGTGAGCCGAAGTGATGCTGCCATTGGGAAAAACTACTTAAGTGAGAATGAGATATATCGGATGCATCTTTTGTCCGAGCAGTTCCTGATATATGCAGAACTCAACTCTTTAAGTGAGAAAAAGTTAACAATGAAAGGACTCCACAAAAAATTAGATGACATTATTGTTCTAAATGGATTTGATGTTTTTGATGGTTATCAAGACTTTGTTAAAGATCAAGCTATTGAGCATGCAAAAAAAGAGTATGAACTATATATAGAAATTAAAAAGTTAGAGTACTTAGGAGTTGACGTAGACTTAGAGTCTTTTTATGCAGGGGACTATGACCACCTTAAAGAAGAAACAAAAAAAATAACTTTACAAAAACTTAGAAAAAATCTATCGGTGGAAAAAGTATGAATAATGAAATTGTCTCCTTATGTTATGATGGTGAATCGGGTCAGAATAATATACGCACATTTAATATAAATGATATTCTCTATATATCATTAAAAGATATATTTGTCACTCTTACAAAAGAAAACAATAAGCTCGACGAAAGGTATGCATCAAAACATATACCGACACTCATCAAATCTCAAGTTAATAAGTTAGATACTGATGAATATATTCTACTTGATGTGTCTACTCCCTTTTTCGAAGGTGAAAAAGAAGTTTTCATTACTCAGCCCGGCTGAATAGAGTTATGGGTAGTGATGATTCGAAAGCTGGTAGAAATTTTCAAAGGTGGCTCTACCATGAAGTTGTTCCGTCAATTTTTAAAAAAGGCGAGTATCACTTAGATAATAATGTAACTGCGTCTAGGACTAGTGACACTAGAAAAAAACATTCATCAGCTTTAGTAGAAATGGCTGAAATCATTGCTCAAAACTCTAGGATTATGGCTGATGCTATTGCAGAGCAACAAGTAATAAAGGATGAAGTTACACAAGTACAAATTAAGGTTAGCGATGTAGAAAATAGACTACTAAATATTGAAGGAAGGAATAATACTGAACCTGACTTTATTTCTATATCTGATTGGTGTCATGAAAATAATCATCAAGTGACGCAAGAAGAACACGACCTTATAGTTACTTGGTGCGCTAATTTATCATACAAGAATCAAGTGAAGATTATCCCTTGTAATTCTCGAAATAAATCCAATTCTAAATTTCACTGCACTGTAATTTCGGAGGCTCTTTCTTTAATTGAGCGTTCCAAAGTATAAAATTCTGCCTATACCCTCATTCTTTGACTGCAGGATTATTGGCGTCAGTCAAAGAATGAGTGCTCATACAGTGATGTTCTAGATAGCTTCCCTAAACCGCATCACCCATTGTTTCACCTCCCTTGCCAACCAGCGCCTGCCACCTCCATTGTCAGTTGTGGGTACCTTCAGTGCTCTTGGGAAGTGAGGCTTGCAGATGATTCGGCACTGTACTGTAGACTTCGATAGCTTCATGTAATGTGCGATGTCAGATGCATCCCAGAGTGCGTCATCTTGGCGACCTTGGAAACGAAGTTCGGCGAGTATGGCTTCGGCTAATTTATCGTTCATTGCGATATTTCCTTTGTAAACAACCAGCATTTCACTGTTTTTGGTTGGCTATAACTTTCGCCGCGTGTCTCTATGGCTGAGTTAACAGGCTTTATCGATTGAAACTTGCGGCTCTTCGATGTCTTGAGGTATTTCTTGAGGTCGGAGAGCAGGGGGATTTGTTGCTTGAATTCATTGGCCACTCTTACAAAGTGATTTAGGTTAACGGCGATTAGCTCTCTGTTTCGTGAGTGGTTAAGAACAGGTTCGTCCTCATCGTTATTTATATATTCATAGGTCTCCCAGAATTGTTGAACCACCGGATGGTCGGCCACGATGGCTCGCTGTCGGCTTATGGCTAAATCCTGTATGCAGTCGATGACTTCGTCGCGTTGGTTATCTGGTAAGCCCAACACCTCACTCATCGCATCGGTTAACGACATCAACTGGGCGTGGTTTTTAGCGATTCGAACTGAATGGATATCTTTGAGTGAGAGGAGGTGGTCTTCATAGATGGGCGTATTGGTGGCAACAAAGTCCATCACTCTCGTTTCGGCCATGGTGATTTGCTTGAGAAAGTAACTGAGGTTTTTAACGGGTAAGACGTTCATTTCGTCTGTTGCGCTTTTACTTTCCCGGCTATGTCGCCCTTTATCGAAATAGAGTTGAGTAATGCGCTGTAATATTGCTTCGGAAGCACTTACTTCGGCGTTCTGGGTAATAACGATGGCGCCTCTGAAAGGGGGCTCGTAGGTTTCGTTACCGCTGTTTTTCATACCGCGTGCCCGGCTTGCTCTGCCGTTGTAGGCGGTTTTGAGTTCATCCCAATCAAACTTCTTAGCCTTGGCGGTATCTTCTTCCCGGTCTGCTTCTATCAATACAACAGGCAAATTACTGACCTGAGAAAACTTACGGGATACGGCCGCAGCCGTTGCTTTACTGGGGTCGAAGCCTTCTTCGTCGGCCTTTCCTAGTAGCTTCCACATAAATTCGACCAGTGTGGTTTTACCTGCACCGGGTTCGCCGACAATTTCGAGAAACGGGTAACTTTTATGAATAGCACGTATCTGCTCTGAAAATAGCGAGCCAAGCCAGAAGCTGATTGCTACCAGCCCTTTTGGGCCAAACGCTTGATAAACCAGTTGAGGCCAGTCTTTTTTGTACTCGGAATGGTTACCAATTTGCAGCTGAAAACCTTTGTTGAGGCTTTTCACTGCCAGTTTGCCGACTTCGAAAAAGTCTTCGTCGTTGATGGGGTAGCTTTGCCCTGACTGATGGCTAAATCGTTAAACACATAGGCGCGGTGTTCTTTGCTGTAACCGATAAAGTCGATGGTATCGACTACTTTGATATTATGAATGTGGTGCTTTACCAGCCAGTCGAGTTGTTTCGAGGTACCCGTAAACAAACCGCCGGGTGCAATGGATAGCAGACGTTTTTTAAACTCAGCTGCCGCTGCTACCTGTCCGCCAGTAAATGTGTTCTTAATAGTGCGGCCACCATGAGGAAACTCGACTCGGCAGTAATACCAACTTTCATCGGTAATAGTGTTTGACTGGTAATAAAGAAAAGTCGGCTTGCAGTTAGCGATTTCGGTGAGTGCGCCTGACTGTTCTGCCGCGTGTGTTTTAATCTGTTCTTCCGTTAGTCCCTCATCACTGCCTCTTAGTTCTTCTGCTGCTTTGGTAAACTTTTCTATGTCCAAGCTAAACCAGTACATGCGGTTGTCGAAATCAAAACAAAAACCGTTGCGTCCTTTTCGCTGCCAAATCTTGAGTGCTTTATCGAGTGGGCTTTTGGCGATCAGTAAACTGCCGTGGTAAAGATAGCTATCAAGCTCTTTTGTGTTTAATCGCTGATTGATATGGCAGTCGTTCCAGTCTGTTTTGTGGTTGTCGCGTTGCGGAATAAGCGCTGCTGAAATTGTATGGCCTTCTTTCTGGCTGCGTTCGGCCCAACGCTTGATATACCGACGGCCTGCTTTGTCGTTATCTAAAGCCCATACCCAGTTAATGCGCTTTCCTTTGTATTCGGCTAGTTTTGTCTCTGGGTAATTAACGCAGGAGAGGGTCGCGACGGCTTTTTCGCCATTAAGGTTAAGCGCAATAGCATCTAAACAACCTTCGACAAGCCAGACTCTGTCATTTTCCTCTATGGTCATTCCTGGCGGTTGCCACCAAAGGCCACGATGTGAGCCATTGAAGTGTGCTTTGCGACAGTCCTGTTCGCCACTTTCTTCCGTAATTGTTACTTCTTCAATAAGCCGTTCCATGTAAATGTCATGGCTTCTGTCGATATCAAACCTGACAGTGGCGGTACCCTTGTTCCCATTGGGATGCCAAAAATTCCCTTGTCGGTACCAGCCTTTTACCAGCAGTGGATCTATGCCTCGTGCATAACGCAAGTAGGCATCCGCTGTGGCTGTTAGGTTTTCATGGGTGGCGACAAAACGTTGATTGAAGTTTTCAAAGGCGTCTGGGTAGAGCTCCTTAACATGGCCTTCCCATCCACATTTATTCTCGCGCCCGCATTTTACTAACCATGGGTTTTCAGTACGTGTGAAGAGTTCTTTCTTCCCGCATGAAGGCAGGTTCCTTGCTGAAGCCAGTCACCATTTTCTTTCATGGCATAGTCGGAGATCAGCCGTTTAACGATGTCCTGTTGTATGTCGTATCGCATCTGTGGCTCCTTTCACTTGGGATCAGCCAAGCGCCTGAGCACAGTCGTAACAGTGCACAGATAAAAGTACATCAGGTGGTTTTCGCAAAAGGACGGGCAGATATTCAGTGGTGTTTGAGAGTGATTCCTCAAGTGTATCTAAATTGATTGCCCGCCAGATTGTCGATTTTGTTAGGCTTCAAATACGCTAACTCTTCTCTGCTGTGGCTAGCAGGTCAGCAAGGCTTATTGCCTTGAGCTGTCCGTGATGCCTGATGAATAAACAAGTTGATGTTGAGTTATCGATGTCGATATAGGCATCTAGCCCTTGGGCTTCAATGTTGGCGACGGCCTTGGCGGCAAAAAGACCTGCCTTTCTGGCGGTGCATTCGTATTGCTGCTGCAGGTGAGAGATGGTCTGTTTCACCATTTCGTCGCGAACCAGTGTGCTGTTGTAAGGGTGGTTTAGGACAAAACGTTCAGCAGGTTCGAGTAGATTGATATCGTGCATGACTGACTCCTAATCATTCGCTGAGTGCCTTTACGAGGGCACGTCTGTCGATATGGGTTGAGATAGGAATATTGACGTCCGGGTCGGGTATTGAAGAGGGGCTCAGAGTCCGGACGGGAGAAACGCTGGCGACAAACACATAACCGCAGTCTGTGTTATTGCAGGTGAGAGTCACTTCTCGATAGGTACTGGAGACCTGCGTTGTCTTCCTGATGGTGCAGGGTCCATTGCAGTGTGGGCAGTGGGTTCTCATTGGTTTACCTCCGTGGGAAGGTTATCCGGCGTTGGAAAGATATCGGGTCTAAGGTCGTGGGCTGTCACCAGTCCATCGGTTGCCTGTTCAATGGCTTTGCAGTGTTTGGGTGGGACTCCACGACGAACCCAGTGGCTGACAAGAGACAGTGAACTGACACCTGCGGCCTGAGCGATATGCTCTCTTCCGAAGACAAAAATTGCTTTTTTCAAAGGTGTCATATCAGGTGACTCCTTGCGTTTGCATTAATTTTTGTGCAGACAAGATTAGTGTCGATATGTACTATTTTCAAGTACCAAAAGTTACCTTTTCGTGAGGAATAGCTGGCATGGACATTAAAGAAGAACGAATCGCGTTCTCGACACGTTTGAACGCAATATTAGACACCCGAGGTTTCGCACCGAAGCAACGGGGAAGACAAACCAAACTGGCTGAAAAGTTTAACCTTACCCAGAAGGGTGTCCGCCGCTGGCTGGAAGGCGAGAGCATTCCTCGTATCGATAGCCTCAGAACCTTGTCTGAAGAATTCGACGTGAATATTGAGTGGCTCCACTATGGTAATGGCCCGATCAGCGCTTTCCACAAAGAAGTTGGAAGCCGGGTAAAACAAGCGCGAGATGCAAAGGGTTGGACAGAAGCCGAGCTTGCCTCACGCCTACAGAGTCAGGCAGGCGATTCAGAAGTCATTAAAGTCGCTGGAGTCAGAGCGATTGAATCCGGTCGAAGGATGGAGTTTGCTCCAGATTTGTCGATGTATGCTGATGTGCTTCAAGTCAGTCTTTCTTGGTTGGAAACCGGATTGAATCTCGTCGTAGATGCTTCAGCAGCCGAAATTGAATCTGATGAAGGCGCCATGGTATCAGTGCCAAAACTGTCTGCACTGGCATCAATGGGGCAGGGCATTCCGATTGAATTAGAACACGACCGTCTAATTTCTACTGTTAGCATCAGCAAGCAGTGGATTAACGAGCATCTTCCCAAAGTCTCCAGCGTCGACAATCTCGCAATGATCACCGGCTACGGTGATTCAATGGAAGGCACGTTTAATCACGGCGATATGCTCTTCGTGGATACTGGCGTCGATGACTTCATCATGGATGCAGTGTATGTGCTCGACTTAAATGGGCAGCTCTATATCAAACGGCTTCAAATGCGACCTGATGGTGTGCTGCTGATGATCTCGGACAATCCCAAGTATCAACCCTATGAGATTAATCCAGAAGAAAAAACAACCCTGCGTGTACTTGGCAGAGTCGTTGGATGTTGGAGTTTTAGAGGGATGTGAGTTGGTTTAAATTATCGCGATACAAACCGTATAATTAATAAACTTGTTTTTCTTGAGCCAATTAAGCCAACTTTTCCCTTAGCTACTGAGCTCTAATTTTTCCGCTATATGTTCGGGCAGCGTTTACAGCTAGGCACCCTAAAGCTGCTCCGACCGTTACTGCCATGAAAGTCTGATTGGATTCCATAGCTTTAGAGACTAGGTAACCAGCTCCTGCACCTACTACTGCTCCCGCAACTTGCTCGCTCCTCGGACGACCTTCGGTTATGAGTGTTGCCAGCTGCTCACAATTGAAAGCGACAAGGTTGTAAGACTTCGCTGAGTTTACAATTTCTAATGCCTTCTCAATAAGAGCATCTTGTTGTTCAACGCTAAGATTCTCAGACTTAACTTTTACTTCTTTGCCTGCTGCATATTCATCGTAAGATGTAATTGAGACGCCGTTTGAGGGAGTATTGTGAATAACCTGATTTGGCCCAACAACTACACCCACATGCTGTACGATTGATTTGCTTCTGTAGAGAATGTCACCAACTGAAAGAGAGAACTTCATATTAAATTTGTATTCCTTTAAAGTATGTTAAATTATTTAGTGCATCTATATACGTTTTACGCATACTGATGCGCTAAATGTATTATTATGCGTTGTGTTATGCAAGCGTTTTTTTGTTATAAGTAGATTAAAATGAGTGATAAATTAGTTAGTTACTCCTCAGTTCTTGGCGTGGTGATCGCAAATAAGCGCAAAGAGAAAGGGCTGGAGCAAAGTGCAGTGGCAGAGAAGCTTGGTCTCTCACAAGGTAGTTACAGTCGTTTGGAGAGTGGTAAAGCGACGTTCAGTGTTGACCAGATGTTTGATTGCGCAGCGGCGTTAGAAATAGACAGCCTCGAGCTTATAAAATCGTTAGTGAGCACGATTGAAAATCTTAGAGTTGATGAGAGTGTTACTGTTAAATCACAGCCAAGAGGAAATGCATCCAAAGCTAAAAGCGAATCTTCTGGTTCCGGTGTCGGTGCTTTTGTTGCGGGTGCTGCTCTTACGGCTTTAATCTTTGGGCTGGCGAGTAAGTCTAAATAATTAGATTATAGTTATTTGATTCTTGGCTCAAAAACTGAGCCAAGAATAATTAAAATAGTCTTTTATATGCAAGATAGAAACTTATCAAAAGAATCTGAGTTACGATATTTTACATTACCTTTTTTATCAATAACTATCATGTCAGGCTTTCTTATGCCATTGAAGTAAGTTGATTGTGTAAATGTATATGCAGATTGATTTTTAAATGTAATGAAATCACCAACTTTTAATTTATTATTGAATATGTATTCACCAATTATATCACCAGATAGGCAGGTTGGACCTGCTAGTATGTATTTAAAACCACCTGAGCTACCATCAATTTTAGCTTCATCTACTTCTGCAAAATATGTAGGACATTCTAAGATATCAGGCATATGGTTTTTTGCACTAACATCAAGGATAGCGATGTTCGCATTGTTATAAGCTATAGAGAGTATCTTTGATTTTAAAACCCCGACTTCATTATATACATGTTGGCTAGGCTCGATATAGACTTCTAGTTGATAAAAATCTTTTAGATGTGAAACCGTCTCACTTAACAAATCCCAATCATAGTTCTCGCAGCAGACTAAGTGACCACCACCTAAGTTGATCCTCTCAACTCTATCTAAGTATCTTCCGAATTTTTCTATTAGAGTTTTAGATGCTTCTTTAAGCTCTTCGGCACCTTGAGAGTTTAATGCATGAAAGTGAAAGCCGGAAATGTTATATTTTTCTATGTCTGAGGCATCAAATTCATTTATGGTTACACCAAACCTACTGTTTGGTAAGTTAGGATTGTAACCATCAAATATTTCTTCATGATGCATTTTATGTTCTAAGTTGAGCCTCAAATCAATTTTGACATTTGATGGAACTCGATGGTGGTATCTTTTAAGATCTTCTCTAGAGTTAAAAACAATATGACTTGAATGACTTGCTAACTCATCAAAAGTGTCATCCTCATAGGCTGGGCAGTAGGTATGAACTTCGCCATCGTAGTGCATAGAAGATGACTTAGCTTCGTAGAGGCTAGATACGGCAACACCAGCAAGGTATTTTGAAACTAACTCTCCGGAATGATGGGGGTTATATCCCTTCAATGCAAGTAAGACTTTAGCTCCTGTTTTTTTCTGAAAATAGTCTAAGCGTTTAAGGTTACTTTCAAATTTTAATTCATCAAAGATATGTGTGGCGCGTTTGATATTCATAGTCATTATTCAGCTTTTTTCTAAGTTTTCTAAAGATTCTTTAACATCAAAGATGAATGCTCTGGGATCATTTTTTTTAAGATAACTACTTTCGTTATTATAATTAAGGCTATTGCCATACTCTTTTTTTAAATTTGATAGGGCGGTGTCAAAGTCAAAATTATCTCTTTCTTTAATTAATTTAAGATTAAAATTCTTCTTATTTTTAAGGAATTTCCTCATAGCTCTAGAGCCAAACATGATAGATTTTTTCACTTCTCTTCTATTGAGGTGGCTTAATGCTGCATGTATTAGATGAGTAAAACTAATAGTCCAGTTTTCATCTGTTAAGCAAAAGAAATTTGTTATTTCACATGTATCTATAAAAATGCCGTTTTTTATTTTTACATCTTCTACTAAAATCGGGTATGAGCTTTTATTAACTTCTGCTATTGATATCCCTGATATTGGGTTTTTATTCTCATCTAAAATGTAAAACCAGCTTGTTATACTTTCTTCGATTATTGGAATACCGAATTTTTCCAGATGAATTTCTCGAACGAAGCCTAAATATTCTAATTTTATATCATGTACTATATTATTCATGGTGTTTTTGAAAATTTTAATTTCCTCTATTATCAATGATTCCACGTCTGTTTTTTGTTAATAATTTATTTTTTGCGAGGTAATTAGCATATGTTATTTCAAGCTTTCATTTTAATAATTACTGTTAGCCCACTCTGGTAAAGCTGAAATACGACTTCACTGATATACCAAGGTAAATTTACAATATCAGTTTGCCAGCCATCGAGGATGACGGCTTCTTCAATCAATAGATTCAAGTGAATTGATGTAGGTTGGATATTCAAAGAGTGTTTTTCTCTTCTTAGTTGATTGAAAACTCCTGATAATGCACTGTGTGCTTCTTCTTCACTGCAAAAAATTTGGCGAAGAGTCTTGAGGTATCCTTTACTACCAATGATAACGAACTCCTTTTTACCCTTTTTCTTGTCATACCAATAAGCCTTCACTCCTGTATATCTACCTCCCCGATCAGCCTCGGTATACCGATGAGTATCTCCGTCTTGCCGTGTGATGACTACCGGCTCTAAATCAAAACCTGATACTGACTTTGACTCGCCACGCTTTAACATCAACAAGCAGCCATTTTTAACCGTCAACACCGCGTTGTGTGTTTCGGCTAAGCGGGTTAGTAAATTTGCATCTGATTCGTTGGTTTGATCTATGTGCTGGATGGGGATATTTCGAAGTGATTCGGAAAGCTTTCCTTCTAGGTGTTGTTCACTGGCGATGGTCTCGAGTATTTTTCCCAGCGTTGTTTTATGCCACGAGCGCTCTTTTAGGGTTTTAAGACCATTTCGAAAATCTGCGCTCCTGCCGCGAATAGTAAGCTTATCGGGTGGGCCACTATGCTCTACTTCGTCAACAGTGTATGTACCTTTGTCGACCAGAGGTTCGCCTTTCCAGCCGATGAAACAGCGGACTTTAACACCCCTTCGAGGCATAGCGACTTTGCCATCATGGTCGCTGATCACCAGTTCCATTTCATCGGCTTCGAGACCGCTTTTGTCCGTGATGGTCAGTTCAATCAGTCGGTGTTTGATTTTCTCAGTGATATCTTGGTCATCGACTTCAATGAGAAAGTTAGGAGTCTTTGTCATACCGTTGCCTTCAACGATTGGTTGAGAAGTGTGCTGACGTAAGGTGATAAGTCGCCAAGCTGATCGATGCTGTTGTCGTCGGTGCGTTTGAGTTGGAGATTGAATTCGATTTTGCGAGGGCTGCCGTTTCGTATGAATACGGATTGAGTCTCTGAGACCTGATCGATAAACCAAAGCCCTAATGTATCGCCGTTGCCGCTTATCAGCGCGAAAGCACTTCCAGTTGAAGCCATTTCGCGCAGCATCGAGAGGTCAAAGAGGCCGCCAGTGTATTCAGGATATAGAGTGCCATTTAGGGTGATAGTCTCTTCACCCGGTCCGAGGTATTGATAGGCAGGTCTTCTGCCGACTCGCTTGTTGGATGCCCAGTTTTGGCTGGCGACGTGTTGGAGCTGTTGATAAGCAGCGGTGTTGATTTCAAAAACAAATAGCCCGAGTGACAGCATCATGGTTTATTCCTCATCATAAAGGCGCGACCGTATTCGGGCTGTGGCCTGAGACTCTCTGCGGTCCAGTTCCTGAGCGATTAACGTTACCAATTCGCGAGGTTTGTCAGCATGGCTTTCAATGGTGATATCGCCATAGGTAATTGAGACTTGCACGGGCGCTTGGTTTGGTTTCGATGCTGGTCGAGTGGCTGGTCTGAATTGCATCCTATCACCGTGGGTAATTTCACTGGCGGTGGCGACAGTCATATTGATATCGGATGACATCGATTGCGTCAGCTGTTGGCCTAACTGGCTAATTGCCAGAATCGCATGTTTCGCCTGTGCGCTAATGCCTTTGCCAACGCCCTGACTGATAAAGCCCCCCATTTCAGCAAACACGCGAGAGGGTGAGTGGATATCCAGCGTTTCTTTAAACCAGTCAACAATAGACAAGGCGGTATCGGTGACGGTTTCTTTTGCCGTTGAGAGCTTATCGGTGATTCCTGACACCATGCCATCAATTAGGTTGCCGCCCATTTCATTGAATGAGGTAGGCAGAGTAATACCGAACCAGTCGAGCACTGGTGAAAACACATGACTGAAATCCTCAAGTGGTGACCAGTTCGATATAGAAGATTTAACTAACTCGATGCCTATTGAAAATGCAGACCGGATGCTTTGCCATAGATCGCTGAAGAAGGCTTTAACGGGCGCCCAATATTGATATAGAAGGTAAGCGGCTCCGGCGATTGCACTAATAATCAGCCCGATAGTTCATCAAAAAGAGCCGCCCCAGCCAGACAAAAGCTTTACCCAAGAAGGGGATTGCTGTTTTGGCGACCGAGAGTAATCCCGTCCCAAGACTTTTTATCCCCGACAGCAGCCCGAGTGATTTGATACCGACGGTACTCAAGGCGTATTTCATGACGGCAAACGGGCCGACGATGCTGGCAACGGTGATAGCCAGTCCGCCAAAGCCAAGGATAAGAGCACCTGCTATAGCAACGAACTTAACAATCTGCGCCGCAAGCACTGGGTTTTGATTGGTCCATTCGGTGATACGATTAATTACTCCGGTTACAGACTGAACCAATTCCCGGACCGGCGCACTGTTGGATGTCGACAGGGTGATTTGTAATGCACTCCACGCTGATTCCATGGCTTTGATATCACCAGCCATGTTGTCGCTCATCTGGGCGGATATTCTGGCCACTTCACCGCCAGACTGCTTGAGTAAATTGGCAAACTCTTCAATGCGGCCTGAACCACTGCGCTCTATCAACTCAGCAAAACCAGTACCTGCCTCCTGTCCGGCGATATCAATAAATAGTTCCAGCTGTTTAGCATTACTGAGGTTCTCGGTCTTCTTGGCAATATCAGCGAGGATTTCAGGAAGTGGACGCATTTTCCCTGCGGTGTCCATGGTTTGAACACTAAGCTGACGTAGTGCATCTTTGGCAGCTTTGGGTGGCGCGGCCAGTCGTGTGTGCAATGAACGTAAAACGGTACCCGCCATACTGGCCTGAATACCAACATCACCAAGTAAACCTGCCATGGCACTGGCTTCTTCAAGGCTGGTGCCTATTTTCTGGGCGGCAGGGGCGACATACTTCATGGTCTCGCCCAGCATATCTAGGGTGACATTACTGCGGGTGATGGTTGCGGCCAGCACATCGCCGACTCGGTTCATATCAGTAGCTTCAAGCTTAAAGCCTGAAATGATATTCGAGGCGATATCGGCTGTTGCTGCCAACTCATTGCCGGAGGCTTTGGCAAGGCTCAATACGCCCGGCATCGCTGCATAAATCTCATTAACCTCAAACCCCGCCATGGCAAGAAACTGCATGCCCGCTGCAGCTTCTGATGCAGAAAAAGAAGTAGAGGCGCCGAGCTGCATGGCTTGCTGCCAGAGGCTTTGAAATTCCTGAGAGTCCTTGTTCACCCGTGTCAGTGCAGACACTTTCGACATTTGGCTTTCAAACTCAATGCCGGGTTGGATCATGTCCGTTACAGATTGCAGTGCGGTTGTTCCCGTCGCATAGCCAGCTGTACCGACCACACTAAGATAGGCTTGCTTCTCGAGCGTTCGGTTATAGCTATTTTTGGCCTTGGTCAGCAGACGCTGTTTGCGACGAACTTTATCCAACTGTTCGCCATGCTGATTCATCTTGTTATTAACGCTGTCGATACGTTTGGCGAGCTTCGATTCTTCAGAAGAAAGGCGCCTAACATCAATACTGGATTTTCTGAGTGCATCCGCAGATGCGAGTAATGCTAATTTTTGTTCTTGGTGGGCATGTCTTAGGTTGCTGAGTTGGTGTTTGGCTTTATCAAATTGTGCAAGCTGACGTTTGGTCGGTTTTTCAGTCTGGGCAATGGTACGGCCCATTTCAGCCAGCGAGCGTCTGGTGTTGTCGATACTTGATGCGGTGCTACCTAGTTGGCTTTGGAGCTTTTTATAACCGCCGATACTTTTCTGTAAACCGCTGAGTTCACGTAGTTCAGTTGCATTTTCAGTTAGCTGGCTGTTTAGCGATTTGGCCGTTTTGATGACACCTTTCAGCGGGCGGGTGACCTTATCTACCGCCCTTAACATGATTTGAAGTTTGAGATCTTGTGCCATCAGGTGCTCCCACGAGATTACCGATGCTGGTTTTTGTTTCTCTCGATGGCGATGTCATGCCAGTGAAGAAATTCGTCAATCGGCATGCTATCCATCTGGGAGGGAGGCCAGCCTCCACCAAAGACCAGATTGATGTCAGCCCATGCTTCCATCATGTCGACGGGGAGTCGGACGCTACGAAAAAACTCTGTACCCCTGTCATCAACTGAATCAGGTCTGCCGGGTCAAGAGTGACAATCTGTTGTTCGGTGAGAGCCGGTGTCGAGATACGAGGCAGTAAGGGAAGATACGCGCTGACATCCATCTGCATAATATCCAGCAGTTTGATGCCGCGAAGTTCGCCTGCCATGGGTTTACGAAGCTCAATCTCTTTGATGTGTTTATCACCTTGTTTAATTGGGCTACTTAGCGATATTTTGGTGTTGTCTGCCATGGTCCATTCCTCAGCTATTCATCGACAGGGCTTTGCGCTGACCTTCGAGACGGTCGATGCCATTGACCTTTTCAATCATGTTGGCGTGGTCTATTTCAATCACGGCATCACCATTGATGAGGTATTTGTAATAGCTGACAGCGACCATCACTTTCATCGTTCCCATTTCTCCCGACTTGGCCGAGTCAAAGTCCAGCTCACGCCAGCGACCGCGAACCACGACTTCGATGGTGTCTGTTTCACAGGTACTGTCATCGCGCACAGCGGCTCCGAGCATACGCAGGCCAACCCCGGCTAAATCACAGACTCCCCAGTGGTCTAGCACTTCACGGCTGTATTCGCGCAGGGTGAACTCCATTTCGAGCTTTTCCATGCCGAGGTCAATTTCCACCTCGCCATTCATACCGCCGCCTCGGTATTCTTCTGTTTTGCGACTTAGCTTTGGCAGTGTCAGTTCTTCAACTACGCCAGCGTATCCCTGACCTTCGATAAACAAATTAAAGTTCTTTAGCGTTTTGGGCAGCATAGTGAGATTCCTCAGGCAGCACTGATTTGACTGGCGAAATCGACCAGATAGTTGTCGGTGATCCGCTGTCTCAGCATCAGGTTTTCAAGCGGTGGCACGGGTGTGTAGTCATATTCAATTGCCAGTTTGCCGGACTTGAGCGTTTCCTTAGTATTTACCCTAGGGTCGAACCATGCGCTGCCACCAATCAGATAGCCGTTGGCGACCATCTCGCGCAGTTTGGCATTAATGCCTTCGACAATGTCTCGGCCCAATGTGGGGTGCAGGGGTTTGTCCACCGCCCAGAAATGTGCGTCGGCCATGGTGTCAGCTAGAACCTGAGCAGTGCGGGTATAGTTTTCAAAGGCGAACAAAGGGTCGGCGCTGCAGGTGCGTGAACCCCAGAACCGAAAGCCTTTTTGATTAATCAGCGTGGTGACTTCATTGCTGTTCAGGTAACCCGCGTCGGTGGCCGGGCTTTGTAGGTCCCAGCTGATATCTTTCGATACCCCAGAGACACCCGCGATAGGCATGTTTGACAGAGTCTTATGCCAGCCGATGTCTTCATCAAGCTTGGCGCGCATCCCAAGAGCTCTTGCCGTCGCCCAAGCCTGTCGCTCGGTATTTTTGAGCGTGTCCCAGTTAACGAAGTCTGGCCAGAGCACCATCAATTCACGGTGACCGAAGTTGTTGCGGTAAAGCACTGCGTCTTCTTTGGTTTCGCATCCCCAAGCTGAGACGTAAGCAAACGCTCTTGTTTGTGCCGCTATACCTGCCAGTTCGGCAGCGACATTGGCATTATCCAGACCAGGAGCACCGAGTATTCTGGGCGTTACGCCGAGTTTTGACTTGGCAGCATCAAGGTTGAAGACCTTTGCGCTGGCCATTTTCAATTCCGCCTATGACATTGGAGGTGGTCTCGCTTTCGTCTTTTCCTTCGGGGACTCTGACTACCACAGTGAGTGGGTTACATTGGTCTTTGATGGCATCAAGGACATAGGGCAGGGTGCCTTTGTTACCAGCCTTATCGATACCCTCTAACACATCGGTTAAAAGCACTGGGCGATTTTCTGGAAAGAAGTTAGCGTCTGCGTTTGGCCCCGTCGCAATCAGGCCAATGACTGCTGTCTGTACTGTGCGAATGGGCCGGGTGCCCTGATTAATTTCAATTACCCTGACACCATGGTGATAATCACTTGCCATCTGTTATTCCCCGCTGCTGTTTTCAAGCACTACCGCAACGGCGGTCGCTCTTTTTTCGATGTCTTCAACCACAGAGCTCAGCCCCTTTATCTGGAAGGGCAGCTTGACCTCGCCAGACGAGACCTTGTTTTGAAATCCCTCGGCCAACTCAGAAAAAGGTGCAGCGGCTTCGCGTACCTCGGCCAGTGAGTTTGCTGTATGGAGCTTTGCGATAAGTCCGGTAAAGCCAAAGAGGAGAAGCTGAACGGCGTCTGCGGTGGTGCCGAGAAGGGTTTCTGGGTCGCCGACATTTGCTTGAATTCGTCCTCGAATCATGTGTTTAGCGTTATCTTGTTGAATCACCTTTAACTCTTCTTCTGTAGGTATGACTTCCTCCATATTTGCCTCCTTAGACACGGTGGTAGTTAATGACTCGGTCGACAGAAACTGATGGGCTCCCGCCATATTGGAGAACATTCTGAGGACTCGCCCCTTTATATCCATAGTTGCTAAAACGAACGAAAAGGCGGCTGTATGGATGGAGGCCGGGAATTCTTACACTCGGGGCATCGTAGACTCTTGCTCCGGCCCACCATCCGCCGCATCTTGGTGGTGTTTGGTTCGTAGCTCGAAGACGGTCATTAATTTGCTCGCTGGTCGCTTTGTAGTTTGCTAGTACAAATTCAGTTTTAGTCTCGGACTTGTCCTTACTGTACTGCGGAGTCTCATAATGACCCGGACGAGAGTAGCTGCAGTAAGTCGTGTGGACTTTTGTGAGCTTTCCCTCTGCTGGGTACATATAAAAAGTTGTTCCGCTAGTAGGAAATAGAACCCACTCAGTTTTTGTTGGATCTTTAGGATCGATGGGGGGTGCTAGGCTCTTCAGGGAATGACGGGTATTGTCGTAGTAAGAGATAATTACATCTGAGTGGCTGCGGGCTAGATTTTTTATTGCATCATCGACCTGTTTCCTTGCTTTGCCAACTTCGGAGTTGATGTAACTGATTTTTCCGTCCACTGAATCGGTCAGCTTATTCGTCGCCTTCACCAAATCAGTAATATCTTTTTCAAAGGACATGTTGGCTCCTTATTGCAGTTTGTCTGTCAGGTATCGCCGCATGTTGTCTATCTGAATTGCCGCTATCTGCGCGAGTTGCTGGGTATGCTGCTTTGCCTGTTCATTAAGGTGGGCTTTCAGTGTTAGATAGTGGTTCATCATGGTGATTTGGGCGGTGGCCATCTTTGCTAGCTCTGGCGCAATGAGAATATTTAGCTCCGCACCTTTATCGATAATGGTCAGTGAATCAGCGGGCACGCCTGAGAGAGCAAGGTCAAAGGCCAGCAGTAAATCTACTTCTGGTGACTTGTAGGCGAGCGCTTTATTGGGTTCTGAATACACGGCAAACAACGTGCCGTCGTCGAGGAAAAAACCGACTTCTCTGACCCAGAAAGAATTATCTGAGTTATCGAGCACGCTCATATGAATTTGTGTTGGTGTAACTTTCTTTCCACTGGCGATAGGAAAACGGCTACGTTCTTTGTCTAATGCTCGGCGGTTTTCATTAGGTTTGTAAGCTGCTTCGCCCAATGCCACATGGGTGACTTTTGCCTGAAAGCCATTGCTGGTGGCGTTAAATATGGCGTTCAATCCCGCCCGGGTGATGACAGGTTTCAGGAGTGTTGTCATGCGGCCTCTCTATACGCGTTGCAGTAAAAGCGTGCCACGGCATATTGGCGCTTATTGAGATGAATAGTCAGCGATAGCTCAGTGTGGGTAGGCTCGGGTTGAACGGACTTCGTTCGCATTTGGGTTTTTCTTGATTGCACCCAGCAAGATGAGGCACATGCAGCCGTGATTGTGTTATCAAGCCTAGCTCCAACCAAAAACTCGAAGGAACATCGCGCAGGTTTGGTCTGTTCAACGGTCCGTTTCACCGACTGGTAAAGGTCTCTACTGAGGAACACTTTATCGTTATGTGTGAGGTTTTGATTGGCCCATGCAATGAAACAAAAGCTGTACGGTGCAAGGTCATTCAAAAGAGAAAGATGAGTGTGTTTCGATACGTTTGACCATTCATAGAATTCAATGCTGATCCCCAGTGAACGCAATGCGTTACCGACAGCATGTAGGGTGCCTTTGTGGCGATGTATGTCGATACTTGCTTCGATAACATCGCGCTTTACTTGTTCTGGCCATTCGGGATCCCAATCATCAACGCTAACAGCCCACGCCAACCAGCCTAGTAGATTTGCCGGGCAGCGTTGCGGGTGCCATTGGTCGAATACTCGCGATACAGGAATGGACTCAATATGCTTTGCAGCACACAGGTCAAAAGCTCGTTCTGCGTTGCTGGCCGAAGGCGGCATAAGTGTTTTGTTCATACTGCCGTCCCTTTATTGATAAGTTCAATCGACAGGCAGTAACTGGCCTCTTGTTGTGATATATCCAAATCTGATGAGGGTTCGATAAGTTCAACCCGCTGAACGCCCGGAACATGAATGGCAGCATGCAGCCCTGACAAAGTCACATCATGCCCAATGAGCTGTCGCTCGTCGGTGTAATGCTCCGTCTGGCGATGGGATTCGGCGATAGTGATTGCGGAATCAGGTCCCGGATAGAACCAGACATAAGCCCGAACTCTGTAATTTACGATAGTTGCAGGGCGAAGCTTGGCCTGTCTGTCAGTGGTCGAATTGCATCATCGTTCAATCGTAAGCTAACTGCTTTCATCACATCGCTGGTGGGTTTGCCATTGTCTTTCCGGCTCAACACAGTAATTGCGACATCGCCCGGAGCTGGGTTGGTTAGTCCTGCGTCGTAGTCCGTTGTTAGCAAAAGCGCATGTGAGGGCAGGGAAGCAGCAACTGATGGTGGTACTTTGTAGCGGGAGAACGTTGGGGCATCAATGGCGATGTCTTTTACATCCTGATGTGCTGCAAGTCCATGATAGATGTAGGCGCCAATTGGACCAGCTGTTGAATAGCCTTCAAGTGCTAGCTGTAATCGTGCTCTGTATTCGGTGTCGTTCTCATATTCTGCAGGCAATGGTGGGTTCTTAGTCTTATCCTCTACGCGTAGTAACTTACGAGACGTTCGAATAAAGGGCAGGCTTCCTAAATGATCTAGCTGTGGCCCCATAGCTTTTGCCAGCATCAAAGCCAGTGCCTGACTATTCGCAAGGTGACGTTCGTGCATCACTCTGTATGCGATGGCTTGAGCGATTTTACTGGCAGGCTCAGACTCCAGCTCCATGGCATCTTTGAGTTCTGGTGCAAAGCGGAGTATGTCTTGCTTCACCTCACTCAATAGGCTTTCAAAATCAGGTGATTCAATCACCGTCGGGTCGGGTAACGACTGCAGTGCGCTGGAGGCAAGTAATGTCATGATGCGCCTCCATATGCCACCGATAAATGTTGAGGGGTGTCGTCGGCCAGCTTGCCTCTTACCTCAATACATACACGTCCACCACTTTCAGCGGATACCTGAATGTTGCTGAGAGCTAATCTTGGCTCCCAACGAAGCAGTGCTTCAGCACTGGCGGCAATAACTCGCATTCGGCCTGAATCGTTTGCTGCTTGGTCGATGAGTTCGAATAGGTGCGAGCCATAATTCCGTCTCATGACTCGCGACCCAATGGGAGTAAAAAGCACATCGGCGACTGATTGCTGTAAGTGATTTAAATCAGCAGTCTGATAGCCAGTTAACGTATTCATCCCAACGGTGGTAGGAATCATTGCGGCGTCCCCGTTGGTGATTTGCTCTCTGGTGAAATATGGGTGTGTTGCTGAACGCTGATTCCGTCAGAGGTGATATCGCCATTCTGCTGAGTTATAGGGCCGTTGATTTGAATCTTTGGTGAGGTGATTTCAAAGCTGCTCGTCCCTTTTATATTGATGTGTTGGGCGCGAAGGGATATCTGCTTGATGCTGGTGACATCTAGCAATCCTGATTCGATGTTGTAGCTAAGGTGTGTCCCATCATCGAATTGAATCAAATCAATGGCTTCATTGGTTGATGGTGTGTCGAGCTGGTTTGAGTAAAGGATAGAGACAATCAAAGCCTGAGCAGGGTCACCCGAAGGACAGACAAACACAACCTGAGTACCCAAACGAAGCGGACGCCAACGAATATAATTACGGCCCATTTCTGCTGGCCAATCTAACCAGTCAGTGAGCAGTTCACCGCTTTGAATGCGAAGTTGCTTTGTCTTATGCTCAACAGCCGCGATGGTTCCGATACGAACCAGATTTTCAAATCGGCGGAAGAGTTCGGAAGTATTTAGGCTCATGAGAGCATGTTGATTGAGCGTTTGGATAGAGTCGAGTGTTGGTTGGTTGATCTTGGCTGTTTCAACTAATCCACAATTTAAGTCCCTCACGGGCTTCAGCACTGACTTTGAGTCGTCGTGTATACGTCGAGATTATAAGAACTTGTGTTGGTCATGTGTCCTGTGGGACTGATACACTTCTCAGTCACTTTTCTAGCACTATCCGATTACTATGCCTGATATCAAGCTTTTCAAAATCAACTCAGTCAATGGAGATGTATCTGAGTTAACCAGCCGCTCAGCGGCAAAGGAAAAAGAACTACAGACGCTTTGCGAGCTAAACCTTGAAACATTATTGGGTATTAGGTTTTTGGCTACTGAATTTGTCACCAGCCATCGCGGACGGATTGATTCGCTTGGTCTTGATGAGAACGGTTGCCCAGTTATCATTGAATATAAGCGCCACGCCAATGAGAACGTCATTAATCAAGGGCTTTTCTATCTCAACTGGTTGCTAGACCACAAAGCGGACTTTCATTTTCTCGTTGAAGACAAATTGGGTCGTGACGAAGTAGAGAATATCGAATGGTCCGGTGCTCGTTTGATTTGTATAGCGACTGACTTTACCCGCTATGATGAGCACGCTATTGCCCTGATCGACCGTAATATCGAACTGATGCGATACAAGTATTTTGGTGATGATTTGTTTCTACTTGAGCTGGTCGAAGCACAGCAGACACAACACCAGTCACCTCGATCCTTGTCGAGACAAGAGCCGATAAAGCCTCAAAAGGTCGAAACCGGAGTCAAGCGAAGTTCAAACCTAATTGATACTAACGAAGCTCGATTAGGTCAGGCAAGTGAGCAACTTACCGAGATGTACAATACTATTTGCGACTTTGCCATTAACTTGGGCGACGACGTTCAGCGCAAAGAACTCAAGCTATATACAGCCTTCAAGCGAATTAAGAACTTTGCGTGCATCATCGTTTCATCCACTCAGCGTGAACCCGCACTTCGTATTTACCTCAAACTAAACCCTGATGAGGTTGAGTTAATCGATGGTTTTGTTTCTGATGTCCGTGAGCGAGGGCACTGGGGAACTGGGGATGTGGAAGTGATAGTGCGGTCAGTTGAGGATATTAAAATAGCGAATAGTTTGATTTTGAAAAGCTATGACAAAAACTGACAAAAAAGTGGCTAAGGAGTAGCCACTTCGTAGCTTGTGTCTAAACGTTACTTCTTCTCGTGTAGGATTTGTACTTCTTGTCGAGGTCGTCTTTTGTTTTGTTATTATTTCGAATCGCACGAAAATCACTTGAATCTTGATTATAGAAAGATTCAATATTTTTCATATAGTTTTCTCGTTTGATGGCTCTCAATGCAACTTTTGAGTCGTCGTCAGATTTTTCACTGGTCTTTTTTTGATTATCTGTCATCGTTTTCACCTTTGAAAATTACACTCGGGCAGTTATCTCCATTACTGGCAACACAGACTGGTTCTTCACCATTCGTCTTAAGTTTACAGGTACTTGTCCATTTTTCACAGTCTTTGACTCTATAGTATGTCAGAGTTGGTTCATTTGAATACACATCAAACACTAGACTTAATGGAACGTAACGCTCTGTATTTATGAAACGATTTAGGGCTCTGTCAGTCGATATGACCCTATCAACACTTACCAAAATTAAGTGTACTTCATCATAATTGGCAGCACTGTTATTTAACAGTTTGTCTCTCAATCCAAGAACAGAGTCTTGGTCATGCCCAATTTTTGGGATAACAATATTAGTCCTATCTTTGATTAGGTACTCATACAGCGAAGGCTCATCATCAAAGTTACCATCTTCAGGATCACCTCCAAAAGCTACAAGGTTAGATTCATCGTGTACCACGCTTGCACCTTGAGGAAGGGGGTATTCTGGAAACTTTCTTTTGGCATAATCCGAGTCGATGATTGCTGCGTTAAAGTGATCCGCGACCTTGCTGGCTACGTTTGATTTCCCAGATGCAGGCAAACCAGTAACTATAAAGGCTTTCCCCTCATTTTTGACACCTGATTTAGGTAAGCATCCTCCTTTGCCAAGTTCTATTTCATCATCATTATCTAGTCTTTCTTTGAAGGCTAATTCACTAAATATCTGTTCTCTTAATTCGACTCTTTTATTATCAGTTGCATAGGAGGTATGCCGATTTACCATAGAAGTAAGAGTTGGTTCAGTCGTTGTGCTTTGGAGGAGTTTCTCAGCAGTGACAATTTTTTGTATGTTGTTACCTAGTTCAACCGTGTCAGGTTTATTAAGTACTCGAGAAATAAAATCAAATGCCAACTGATTGTTATGAAGTGGACGGTTATAGTTTTTCTTCACGCCTTTTTCCTAATTATGTGGAGTGTTTTGAAAAGTGTGCAGTTTGCAATGCTATTAATTATTCTTGTTGAAAGCAATTTGAGACCCTAGTAGGGACATCCTTCAACCGACGTCTAGGTTCGTAGTTCGGTTTAGTTATGATTGTTATTTAGGGCTCCTATTCTTGTGAAAAGCTGGTCTGATAATTTTTTACGAAGTGCAGGGTGCCCAATTAATCCTCGAGCCTCATATGATATTTTTTGGTTGTTTGATACATAATCTTTCAGCCCAAAATGATGCACTCTAGCAATCCTTGCATCGCGTCCTTCATAACCAACAGCTAACCCGTCAGTTGTCGATAGGGCCTTCAATCGTTTCGTTTTACGAAGGCCCATCATCATTTTCTTTTTACGTTGAATACGACCATGTCTATCTCGTCGCTCTTTTCTGGACGCCCACTTTTTCCCGTCAGGGTCTTCTTGAGCTTTCATCCGTTCTTGTTGGTTTCTTCTAATCTCCAGAGCCATTTCACGGAAGATTTTTTTGCGTTGTTTCGGCGCTATTGAGCGCAAGATAGATTTGGCCCAAGGCTCGATACCATTAAAGTTATTCATTGGTGGCTTGCTCCTGGTTCGGAATCAAAATTTCGGTCAGGTCTGGGCCAGCGCAGGATTTAAGGTGAATACCATCTGCTTTGATATCGACTTTGATGACTTCTAAGAGCTTTAGCCTTAGAGATAAGTCGACTGCTGATTGGCTGAGAATATCCGCCTCAAATTCGAGTGCTTCCTGATCGTAAGTGGGTTGATTGAGCTTCATCCATTCAAGTGTCAGATAGGCAACTTCTTCAGCGCGGCCAGCAAAATCAATGATGATGATGTTGGCAAGGTAGCTCAACTCAAAATGGTTGTTTTGCTTCCCTCGGTAACTGATTACCTGACCTTGCTCTGCGAACGTCAGTAAATCATCTGGTTCGATACTAAGAGGCGATGACAATAAATACTCCCGGAGCGACTCAAGCTTTTTCATGGCACCTCCTAGTTCTGTTTGTCCCTAAGCTGACGCTCGATTAAACGGTCGAGTTTGCCACCTATATTTCGGAGATCTTGACGTATTTCATCCCTTGTGGCTTCGACCCTTTCTTCTATGCGTTTTTCGTTGTCATATAGAAACTGAATATGCTGCGCGTTTTGTTCGACGCGCTTATCAACGGCAAGTGCCCATGAGAGTAATGAAAAGCCTATGATGATGGTACTGAGGATATGGCCGATACTTATGGTTTTATCGAGGTGCCATTGGCTTCGCTCGTTATCTGGCTGCATTTTCCTTACCTCGTCTATCCGTCGCATTGACTGAGTCGATCAGTGCTTGTTGCTTTCGACGACAATCGCCATACATGGTGATCACTAACTTAGAAAAATGTAGTCGCGTGACCATGTCACCATTGCCGAGCAGTGGGAGCTTGGCGCAAGGTCGAAGCAGAGAACGGTCAATGCTGAGCGAGGTCTCCGTTAGCTGCGTCGATAAGTTTGTTGATGAGCTGCAGGCCATCATCATCAAGGCTACAGTCATCATCAATATATTGATTTGCATAGCTTACGACCTCTTTTTCAATTTCTTGAACCTGTTGTGTTGCCTGTTCTTGTTTAGCATGGAATACGTCGGCTATGGCGTTGCGTTCTTTGGCTGTCTCTCTTTCCTGTTCAAGAGCACGAGAGACAGCCAGCTTCTTCTCCGCCAAGCAGTTTTCACCCGCATTGAGATTGCCGTTCACCCAGCCTTTTCCATACCCAAGGGCTAAAGCTAATGGCAGTGCTGCGGCAGGCCAGAAACGAAGAAGTGAAGTAAAACTCAAAATTGTCATACTATTTGCTCCTGCTTCTGAAACTGTCATCCCATGTTGCACCGAATACATAGGTTCCAATCACTGATCCCGCCAGTAGGTATGCGCCATTCACCAAGGATTGATTAAGAGGATTACTGTCGCCCTTGAGCATTAAATAAACGATGACAACACCACAGAGGAGTAGCGTGAAAATGATTATCCTCCTTCGGATATACCAGTGATCGTCGCCATTCATGATGGGTATGCCTGCCAACTTAGTTGAAAGTGAGGACCATCAGGAAAGGTGGTCCAGTCGCCTCCCCAGACAATATCGATATCGAGTTCATCTGCTGCCTGCTTCATGGCCGCTGCGATTTTGTAATAGAGCGGCCAGCTCCAATCAACGCAGCCATCTACATAGGCGCCAAGGTCAACCGCATGACCAGTAAGGTGGCGACTTCTCAGAGTGTTTGATGCTCCACTGGCGACCAGATTTTTCTGGCGATCCAACGTTCTCAGTCCTTCCAATACGGTAAAGTCGGTGCAAGTGATAACGATGGCCCGTTCAACTATCCGGCATAAATCAGGGTGAATGCCTTCCATTTTTTGGTACGAACGATGACTGAGAGTGAATTGGCTCATGGCTAGTCCCAAAGATGAATAGTGGGTTTAATCGGTGCATGGTATTCAGGGAGTTCGACTGCCGTTCCATGGGGGATAAAAGGGCTGTTCTGCTCGATATGTGGATTAAGGCTAAGCACTTCTTCAGTGATCCCGGCCGTTGTATTGAAATACCGCCAGCAAACTAAGTCGAGGGTGTCGCCCTGTTGGGTGAGTACTTTCATCAGATCAACTCCACAGTGACTTTCGATATACCAAGTAGCAGGCGAATGGCTTCACGGGAAAGACGGAGGTGATCGTCAATTCTGGCTTTCATCTCGTCGGCTTTTTCATGACCTGATTTGGTGCTGTCAAAGTCACGGTAATTCTCTAAAAGAGCACTTTTCGTTTTGTTAAAAAGGGCTGCGCGATAAAGAAATTCGACACGGGAGTGAGTGCCATAAGATTCAGATATCACCTCAGCGAGCGTGTTCTTTTGTTGACTGTGTTGCCAGTCCGCCAGTTCCTGGTTCACAGCAGTCATAGCAAGGGTCAGATTATGTTTGAGGTTGGCAGTGTGGATAGTTTGATCGACCCGCATTGTTGCTCTGAAATCACTGATATCGACATCAGGAAAAAAGCCATTATTTTTGACGGTATCCGAGACTTTGTTGGGACTGTTGGTCGCGATAAATCCGCTCATCATGCACCTCCCGCACAGTTAGGACTGAGGAGGCAGCGGGCACCAGTGTGATTATCTGTCACGAGGACGAAAATACACTGAGCGCTGCGGGTGGGGGGACCCGGTTATTAACTCTCGGAGCTAATCTCCCGTTGGAGTTTCTCCATGGTTTTCTTCACACCGGCTCTAGGGTTAAGTGCCAGTGATTGTTTTAAGTGAACAATAGCGTTGGCTTTGTCGTCCTCGGAGAGAGCTAGCCCCAACGCTTTGTGAAGCCGGGAGCGAACCTCATCAGGCATATCATGGTCTTTGGTTAGCTCGACAGTTTGAGCCAGAGGTCCTTTGGCATCAATGTTGTGATTAAGAAATGCGTCGGCTATCTCTTCAGCAATTAAGGTTGCAGTGTCGCGCTTAAATCTCTCAGGCATCACAAGATTGAACTGAATGGCATACTCTGCAATTGCCATCGCTCCCTCTAAATTTCCTGCGTCAATTCGCCAGACCATGACGGTCATTAACACATCATCTTGATGGCCTGAACCAGCTGAGAGAACGCCCTCTACATAGGCGTCATAGTCTGAGAGAATCTCTGACTTAACCGTCGCTCTTCGAGATAGACTTTGAATTTTAGAGAGTTGCCTTTGGTGCGTTTTTAATTGAGCCAGCATCAATTCATACTGGCTAGCGTTCACCTGAAGACCTTGCTCAGAAAGGCTTTGTGATTCCTTTTCCGCCAGTGTTTTTTGTCTATGATGTCTGGCGATACTCATTACGCCCAGCCCCCTGAACCATCGGGAACCAGAATGTTTTCGACCAGACAGACGAGGTTGTAATCCTCTACCACATAGGCTTCGTTGACTGACTGATAGTCTTCAATTCTGTCACGTCTTGGGTTATCCATAATGTGTCTACGTCGGCTACCTTCCTGATAGTAAATACTGAGATTATTAAGGCGAGTAATGGCAAATGAACGTGAGGGGAAATAAGGCACTCGGACAGTTTTAAGTCCACCGATTTGTTTGTTGCTAATAATTATATCCAGCGCGTTACGCTCAGTTGGTGCGTCATGTTCATTGATCAATGCGAGGTATTTATCTGCCAATAATTCACGGCCCATAATCACCACGAGTTCTGGATCATCGCGGTACCATTCGGCTATTAGCTCATTGGTAGCATCGTAAACGGCCGCATCAATATTCTGGTAGTCTCCGCCGTTGCCGACTTTGATATCTGAAATCACACTTTCTTGGCTATTTTGTCTCAGATGCTCCAGCCAGCCGACATTGACGTCCTGCAACAGCGGGTTGGCGGCACGATCAGAGGTTGCTGAGCGACTCATACCGTTGAAGCCTATCATCAACCGATCTCTGGCGATCTGCTGGGTCACGACGTTACGAAGGCGGGTTTGAAAATCTGGAAATTTCGCCCAAGCATCGAGCTTGGCGTATTTCACATGGGTATCGAAGTTGGTTTGTTGACAGCGATAGCGGTCTTTATCGAGCGTGGTCGGGTCGGCGGTTTCGCGTTCTTTCAGGTCTGTATCTGTGGTGCTGGCAATAGTGGAGCCAACATCTAGACCAAGTTTTTCGCCTTCCTGTTCTCTGACACCATGAATGTTGATGCGTTGCAGAAAGCCGGATGACTCACGTATCCGCTCTTCCAATGATTGCTCGACGGTGGGTTCGACACTGAACTGCTGGGTGCCATCTTCGATACCGTTCAGTTCGGCTTGTCGGCGCACATAAGCGTTATAGTGTTGTCGTGTTTCGTTGCGCATAGGTTATGTGCTCCTCAACAGTCAGTCAGCGCAGCTCGGTGCCTGTCGCTGAAGGTCTGGCAGAATGGTGGGTGTCAGCGTCCCTGCTGAGCTGGTCGGTGAGCGAGTCGAGTCGGGTGGATAAGTCGGAAAGTTTGTTTTCAAGGTCATCGAGTTTCGTGTGGTTTGACGATTGTTCTTTTAGATCACCCTGAATTTTCTGCTGAGTTTCAGCAAGAGCCAGCAGGCTTGATTCGATGTCTTCCAGTTGCTGGTCTTGGTTGCGTTGCTGCCCGCTTAACAGTTCACGGATACGAGAGAGCAGGGAAGGTTTATCGTCTTCTTCGCTGTCTTCATCAAATTCGAGTTCATCGACCTCGACAGATTCAGAAAAAACCGTATTGGGAATATCTGTGCCTTGTGAAAACTGATCGCGGTTCTTCTGGCTGAACTGCAACATTTCTGTACCCAGACTTGCAGGACTGTCAGTGACGGCAAGGCCGACCATATAAGCTTGTTTGGTATCGCTAAAGCTGGGATCCATTTCAATGGAGGTGAAGACCTTTTGTTTGCGTTTGTTAAGTTCCAGCAACTCAGACGTGGGAGAGAGCTTAGCTAATAGAATTCGTTTACCTTCCTGGTCATCATCTGCCTTGAGGGCAGTGACATCACCAAATGCTGGAAACACGCCATCAGGCAACAGGCTGCGAAAGTGCTCCAGCCAAATTCTTGCACCGTAGATGTCCGGGTTGTAGTTGGACGCCATTTCATCAATTTGTTGCCGTGTAATTTTTCGGCCGTCTGTTGTGGCTCCCTCCCGGCAGACCCGGACAAATTTAGATATCAGTTTGCTCATGTCTTCTGGTTCGTCAGTCACTGTGTTTACAGGCATAGTTGGCTAACTTTTTACTGATAACAACCTGCTGACGGTTGATACCAGTGATATCAACTAACAAGTCCTGCTGTCGATGTTGATAGCCCGTTAGTCTTAGCGCATGAGCACGAAGACCGTTGATCTCAACATCCGCAATCAGGCCCGTCAGAAGTATTGGCAGGGCTATGCTGTCGCTGAAATTAGCAGGCAGTTGGAGGTGCCTTATGCGACCGTCGACTCGTGGAAACGACGGGAAAAATGGGACGATGCTCCGGTCGCATTGAGGGTCGAAAGCGCGATTGATATCAGGCTGTGTCAGCTAATCAACAAAACTGAGAAGACTGAAAGGGATTTCAATGAGATTGAATTGCTGACCAAATCGCTGGAACGGACGGCAAGGATACGACGTTATGAAGCAGGCGGAACCGAGGCTGACTTAAACCCCAAAATCAGAAAACGGAACCAAGGGAAACAGCAAAAGACTGGTAAAAACTTTCTGCCAGAACAGGCAGTCAAAGAACTGAATAAAGCGTTTAAATCTTCATTGTTTCCGTATCAGCGAGTGTGGCTTGAGGCCAGAGATAACAACCGAATTCGCAATATCCTCAAGAGCAGACAAATTGGCGCGACGTGGTACTTTGCCCGCGAGGCGGCGATGGATGCCATTGCCAACGGCACCAACCAAATTTTCCTCTCTGCATCGAAAGCGCAGGCGCACGTCTTTCGTCAGTACATTTTGCAATTCGTGAAAGATGTTACCGGGGTCGAACTGAGAGGCGACCCGATAACACTTTCATTTTGCAATTCGTGAAAGATGTTACCGGGGTCGAACTGAGAGGCGACCCGATA